TGACAGTGACCGTAAGTCTGAGCGCTCCCGTATTATTTCTCCTGCATTACAACAGGCTGTTGAGTCCAATGTAGCGGAACTAGAGGAAGCGACGTTTGGTCGTGGAAAGTGGTTTGACGTTAGTGATAACTTTGGTGACACGGACAAACAGGACGTACAGTTCCTGCGTAAAAAACTTACAGAAGATTTTGAAGATTGTATGGTACGCAAGGCTGTAGCGGAGTGCTTGATTAACTCTGCAGTTTTTGGTACCGGTGTTGGTGAGATTGTTATTGAAGAAATGAAGGAGATGGCTCCTGCAACCCAACCAATTATGGACGGTGATTTACAAGCCATCGGTGTAAATATTACTGAACGTGTTAAAGTAAAGCTTAAGCCTGTACTACCTCAGAACTTCTTAATTGATCCTGTAGCTACGTCTGTAGAAGACGCTATGGGCGTGGCTGTTGATGAGTTTGTTAGTCTACATCAAGTAGAAATTTTACAGGAGCAGGGTGTTTACCGCGACGTGTACGTAGGTTCTGCTGCACCAGATACGGACCTTGAGCCTGACCAAGACATTACAATCTACAACGACGACAAGGTTAGACTAACTAAGTACTATGGTTTAGTGCCACGAGAGCTTCTAAATTCCGCTATGCAGGACGAAGACGAAGAAGAGGTACTAGAGCAAAAGTCTGAATCAAAGTACGTAGAGGCCGTTATAGTAATCGCTAACGGCGGTATACTACTTAAGGCTGAAGCTAACCCCTACATGATGCAGGACCGACCTATAGTAGCATTCCCTTGGGATGTAGTACCCGGAAGGTTCTGGGGCCGTGGTGTATGTGAAAAAGGCTACAACAGTCAGAAAGCACTCGACACCGAACTACGTGCTCGTATTGATGCGTTAAGCCTTACGATACACCCAATGCTTGCTATTGACGCTACACGCTTACCACGAGGTGCTAAACCAGAGGTACGCCCCGGTAAAATGATACTGACTAACGGAGACCCTCGTGAAGTACTACAGCCTTTTAACTTTGGTCAAGTGGGTCAAATTACTTTTGCTCAGGCCGGAGCCTTGCAGCAGATGGTACAGCAAGCTACAGGAGCCGTTGACTCAGCAGGAATTGCAGGTCAAGTTAATGGCGAAAGTACTGCCGCTGGTATTAGTATGTCTCTTGGCGCTATTATTAAACGCCATAAACGCACACTGATTAACTTCCAGCAGTCTTTCCTAATCCCGTTTGTTAAAAAAGCAGCCTATAGGTACATGCAGTTTGACCCAGAAAACTACCCTGTGTCTGACTACAAGTTTAACGCCAGCAGTACTTTAGGCATTATTGCAAGAGAATACGAAGTAACTCAGCTTGTACAACTGTTACAAACTATGGGCAAGGAGTCGCCGCTGTACAACACATTGATACAGTCTGTTGTTGACAACATGAACCTGTCTAACCGTGAAGAACTAGTAGCAGCGTTGGCTCAAGCTTCACAACCTAACCCTGAAGCACAGCAAATGCAACAACAAGTACAACAACTACAGATGCAGTTCCAGCAGTCACAGACTCAGGCGCTATCTGCACAGGCTCAAGAGTCACAAGCGCGAGCTGCTAAGTTGTCAGCAGAAGCTCAGGCTGTACCACAGGAGCTTGAAATAGATAAAATTAACGCCGTTACCCGAAACCTTCGTGAAGGTGACGCAGAAGATAAAGAGTTTGAGCGACGAATGCGCGTTGCTGATACTCTCCTTAAAGAAAAACAAATAGAAGGAAAAACTAATGTTAACCGACCACGAGTTAAAAAACCTACTCCAGAGAGTCAACCGGGAGTTCCAAGGAACATTCCAGCGCCTCGAGGACCTAGAGGACCAACTGGCCCAACTGGAAACCAAGGTGGAGGAGTTGTCTAATGCCAAGAAAACGGGGACCAGCCAAAGGAAAAGCACGGGTAAAGGTAACGTCGTCAGGAAAGAAAGTTAGCTACGGCCAAGCAGGTAAGGCTAAAGGAGGAGGCGCTCGTGTAAAACCGGGAACGTCTAAAGGAGACTCTTACTGCGCTCGATCACTAGGTATTAAAAAACGTCTACCTAAGTCTAAGCAAAACGACCCTAACACGCCTAATAACTTATCAAGAAAGCGTTGGAAGTGTTCTGGCGCTAAATCAAGAAGGAAATAGACATGCCACAAGGAAAAGGAACATACGGAAAGGTTGTAGGTCGTCCACCAGCCAAGAAAAAAAAGAGAGGTACTTGTGCCAGCAAAAAGAAAAAAGGCTAACGACGCTTGTGCAAAAAAGGTCAAAGCTAGGTATAAAGTTTGGCCTTCTGCATACGCTTCCGGTGCTGTAGCTAAATGCCGTAAAGTAGGCGCTAAGAACTGGGGTAATAAAAGTGGCCGTAAAAAAAAGTAAGAAAGGCGCCGCACTTAAAAAGTGGTTTAAGGAAGAGTGGGTAGACGTTAAGACGGGCAAGCCTTGTGGTCGAAAGTCAGCAAAGAAAGGCGAGAGCAAACGCCCTTACCCATCTTGTAGGCCTAAAGCTGTTGCAGCTAAGATGACTAAATCTGAAAAAGCTTCGTCATCTCGCCGTAAAACAGGACCAACAAGAATAGCCCACTCAGTCACAGCTTCTGGAAAACGAAGGAAAACTACAAGAAACGCTTGACATTCTTTAAAAAGTATGATATAATAAAACTATAGTTAACAACATTAGAGAAACTAATGACATCTGAGCTTGAAACTTATTTTAACAACTACAATAAACTCTTCAATAGTGAAGGTTTCAAACAACTCGTACAAGAGCTTTCTACTAACGCACAACAACTAGCAGACATACAGAGTGTAAAAGACGTAGAAGACCTTTTCTATCGTAAAGGCCAAGTAGCTGCTTTTGCAACAGTAATTAATTTACAAGGTACTATAGAAGCGGCTAAGGACCAAGCAGAAGCCGAAGAAGAGGGACCTGTAGGTGTATAAAATATACGACTTCCGTTGTACTAACGGACACGTCTTCGAAGATTTTGTAAAGAGTGGTGTTACAACCAGTAGGTGCGGTTGTGGCGCTAACGCTACAAAAATGGTATCTGCCCCGTCTTTTCACCTTGATGGTTCTACTGGGGACTTCCCCGGTAGGCACATGAAGTGGGTACGAGAACACGAAAAAGCAGGTAGAAAATGAAAATCTCCACAATGATTATAATCACGGAGTTTAATTATGTCACGAGCAACAATGATTGATTCACAGCCTGAAGAGGACAACGTGGACACCATTGAAAACGAAGCAGAAGAGACTCAACTAGAAGAAGTTGAACAACCTCAAGAACAACCTGCAGTTCCAGAGAAGTACCAAGGTAAGTCAATGGAAGAAGTTGTACAGATGCACCAAGAAGCTGAAAAGCTTTTAGGTCGTCAGTCTTCTGAAGTAGGAGAGCTTCGTAAAGTAGTAGATGATTATATTAATGTTCAACAATCTACTCAAGCACCTCAACAACACGTTGAGCCTGAAGACGATATAGACTATTTTACAGACCCTCAAGGTGCTGTTAATCGTGCTATTGAGAACCATCCTAAAATTAGAGAAGCAGAGCAGTACACGACGCAGTACAAAAAACAGTCGTCATTGTCTACGCTTCAAGCTAAACACTCAGACATGCAACAGATCCTTGGTGATCCTAATTTTGCAGACTGGATTAAAGCGTCTAAGATTAGAACTCAATTGTTTGTACAAGCTGACCAACAGTATGACGCTGACGCTGCTGACGAACTCTTCTCACTCTGGAAAGAACGGAAGACAGTAGCCCATCAAACTGCCAAAGTTGAAAAACAGGCACGTAAGCAAACACTGAAAGCAGCTAGTACAGGTAATGCACGAGGCAGTGCTGAAAAGACACGTAAAAAAGTATATCGTAGGTCCGACATTATTAAACTAATGAAAAACGACCCTGATCGTTATCAAGCCTTGTCAAAAGAAATTATGGCGGCTTATGCAGAGGGTCGAGTCAGATAATCTAGGAGATTGACATGGCTACTGCTACATATCCCGGCGCAGGGGGTAATACTGCGAAGACTGAAGCGGCTACTTTCATTCCAGAAATCTGGAGTGATGAAATTATTGCGGCTTACCAAAAGAACCTGAAAATGGCCCCGCTTGTTAAAAAGCTGGCTATGACAGGTAAGAAGGGCGACAAGCTTCACATCCCCAAGCCCGTACGTGGTGATGCAAATGTTAAGGCTGCTGACACTGCAGTTACTATCATTGCAAACACTGAAGGCGAATTGACTGTAGACATCGACCGTCACTTCGAGTACTCACGCTTGATTGAAGACATCGTGGAAGTTCAGGCTCTTTCTAGCCTCCGTCAGTTCTATACAGAAGATGCTGGTTATGCTCTTGCTGTACAGATTGACAACGACCTCCACGCAGCCGGTACTGGCTTTGGTGATGGTGGTGCTGTAGTATTCAGCCCAGCAGAAACTGACTACCAGCACTCTGGTTGTTTCTTTAACGACGGCGGTACTACTACCCAGTACACTGACGACACTATTGTCCCAGCAGACGTATTCACTGATGCGTTCTTCCGTGACATGATCCAGAAGCTGGACGACAACAACGTACCTATGGACGGACGTTCGTTGATTATTCCTCCTTCGGTTCGTAACACTATCATGGGCATTGATCGTTATGTGTCTTCTGATTTTGTAAACGGTCAGGTAGTCAACAGTGGTCTTATTGGTAACCTCTACGGTGTGGACGTTTACGTCTCAGCTAACTGCCGAACTATTGAAGCGGCTGGCGACAACACTGCAGGAGCTGCTGATACCCGTGCTGCTCTTTTGTTCCACCGTGACGCTATTGTCATGGCAGAGCAACAGGCCGTACGTTCACAAACCCAGTACAAGCAAGAGTACCTCTCAACTCTGTACACGGCTGATTGCCTGTATGGTGTTCAGGTATATCGCCCTGAAGCTGGTTTCGTTCTCGCAGTCGCAGAGTAACGATAAAAGGGGGTCAGAAATGGCCCCTTCTTTTTTTTGCTGGAGTATTTAAATGGGTATTTTTCGTGGACCGGGCGGAACAGGTGACGCAACTACAGATGCCATAGCGTCTCAGGTAAGCGTTGATTCGGCCACTGCTTCATTAAAAGCAACCGAAGCGGCGAATAGCGCGACACAATCAGCAACGTCTGCGGCAAGCTCTGCTACATCGGCAACAAATGCAGGAAGCTCAGAAACTAACGCGGCAACGTCGGCATCTAACTCGGCAGGTTCAGCGACAGCATCTGCAAATTCTGCAACAGCATCTGCAAGTTCAGCTACGGCCTCCTCTAATTCAGCGACTTCTGCTAGCACCTCAGAAACAAACGCAGGAAATAGCGCAACAACAGCACAAACAGCTCAATCGGCCGCAGTGGCCGCTAAAACAGCCGCAGAGACCGCGGAAACAAATGCCTCTACATCAGCAGGTACCGCAAGCACAAAGGCCGGAGAAGCCTCTACAAGCGCTATAAGCGCACTCAACAGCGCAAGCCTAGCAGGAACTCGAGCGACGTCGGCATCTAACGATGCGGCTAGCGCAGAGTCTAGTGCAACTTCAGCGGCATCTAGCCTGACATCTATTAATGCTTTTTATCTTGGAAGCGCCTCATCAAACCCGACAGTAGATGGTAACGGGAATGCTGTTACGGCAGGTGATTGGTATTTTAATACGTCAGATAACACCACAAGAATTTATACGGGTTCCGCGTGGAACACTATTGAAGCCGTTGGATCAACTAATGTTGCCGCCGCTGGTGCGTTAATGGATTCAGAGGTAACAAATCTTGCACAAGTAAAAGCATTTGACTCATCAGACTATGCTACCTCTGCCCAAGGAACCACTGCTGACAATGCACTTCCCAAAGCTGGCGGAGCAGTGACCGGCGCCATTACTACTAATAGCACCTTTGACGGACGTGACGTAGCTACAGACGGGACCAAGCTGGACGGTATTGAAGCCTTAGCAGATGTAACAGACGCTTTAAATGTCACAGCCTCTGGCGCTCTAATGGACAGTGAAGTAACTAACTTGGCGCAAGTTAAGGCTTTCGACTCTACTGATTACGCGACTTCCGCACAAGGCGCTACTGCCGACTCGGCAATGCAGAATTTAGTAGAAGATACCTCTCCTCAGCTAGGTGGAAACTTAGATTTAAACTCAAATAATATTACTGGCACTGGAAACATAACAACAACCGGAACCTTGCAAACATCCTCTAACGTAATTGTTGGGGGAGACCTAACGGTTAACGGAACCACTACTACGGTTAATACTGAAACCATTAACCTTGCAGATAACAACATTGTCTTAAACAGCAATCACACTGGCGCTCCCTCTCAAAACTCAGGCATTACTGTTGAGCGTGGAACTAGCGCAGATAAAGTATTTCAGTGGAATGAAACAACTGATGTCTGGGAAACTGATGATAATTTTAACGTT